TATCTTATTTAGATTAGTATCTGTGACCATTAAGTCATAAGATGACTTTGGGTAAAATAGTTTATTTGTTTGAGTAGGAGTCATTTTACAAGTTAACCGACCATTAGGTCCATCAATTGTAATTCCGCCTGAAGGCGATGTTAAAGTAAATGATAATTTGGATCCACCCTTTGTATCTCTAACCTGCAACTTTGCGGTTGCGCCAGTTAAATTAATGGGCAAATCATTATTGTCTTTATATTCGACAATAAATGTAAAAGTAGTATTTTGATCTACTTCGAAATTCTTTTGGACTGCCATTTGCTAAAATCTCCTAAAATAGGAAAACTCCTATGCTTATTTTAGCACAGGAGCAATCCCAATCTATTATTAAATTTTACTTCTTTGTAAAGCCAAAAGCTGGCTCGTTACTATTAAGAGCTTTTAGAATAACTGGCAGGCATGCTGCTATTCCACCCTTAATTAAATCTGCTGGGTCAGTATTTCCAGTCATATAAAGGGCGATAGACGCACCTAAGAAGTGACGACCATAGCTTGCTAGCGCTGCTAGAATTTTTTCTTGCATTTCTACTAGTCCGTTCTTTTTAAGATCTTTTGTCATGTAGATCCTCCTATTTCTAGGCATTGCGCCCAGGAATTTTGGGTGTTACCCCAATCTTTATTATATACCTATTATGCAGAAATGTCTACAATCTCACAATTGCCATCTGATGTACAGGCTAAAGTCTGTGTGCCAGATGTTCCATCTTCTGTCTCATAAAACGATAGGTCTTCCCAACGAATTTCTTTAGGCATCTTTGCAAGAAGGTCTTCGTACTCTTCTTTGCTAACCTCTTGATATGGAGCTTGCTTATATGTATGGTCTGAATGCGGAAGGAATGAAATGCCAGATACATCATCAAAGTTCTTATATACCCAGGCACCTACTTCCATCCACTCATCTTCTTTTACAGAAACTGTAATAGATGGCTTATGCTCACACCATGCACGTTGATAAACTAACCAAATATTTAAGTGTTCAATAGCAGTAAGGTCATTTCTTATAATTGCGCCTTCTGGTGCCTTTACTGGAAATGAGAATACGTATGTGTCGTTTGGCTTCATGACATCATCTTCTACTGGAATTCCAACTTCCTTTAAAAATGTAGAGATTGGATCTCCCTTTGAACCACGAACTGTACGAATATAATATGGAGAATGCCAAGCATGCATCCCTGAAGATACACCAACTAGTTGAGAAACTGTACCAGAAGGCTTTACGCATGTAATAGCTGCAGACTCAGGAATACCAATTTTCCCAGCCTCTTCTTTATTTTTTTCTCTTGCCTTTTCTCTAATTGACATTAAGAATGCTTCTAAAGATACTAGGTCTTCTTTGCCAGACATAAACTTATGTCCAAATTGACCAGTAAGGGAAACTCCAAGCAGTCTTTCTTCTTCAGTATTATCTTTCCAAATTTTACGAAGATACTTAAAGTCTACTAGGGTTGATTGCCACGTTCCAAGGATAGTGGCTAGCTCTACTTTCCTCTCAATATCTTTCTTTGTATCGTTTTCACGTAATACGACTTCTGAAAGATTACAAAACTGATAAGGACGTAAAATAATTTCTGAACAAGGGTTAGTTCCGTAGTGTATATCTGGATCTCTTCTTCCATATTTGGCTGCTTGGGCTTGAGCTGCGGCCACATTGTATATGCCTCGTTCTCCTGATTTTGAATCATATAGAGATTTCCATTCTGCAATAAATTGTTCCATCTCTGGCTTGCGAGAATACGCAACAGAGTTATTAGAAAGGGCACGTTGTGAATTATGTTCCCACCAATTACCAGTTTTTGCTTGTGCCATCTCAATATCATTAATGTTAGAAAGAGAAATTAATGCAGATCTACGTACTCCGCCAACAACAACAATTTCTCCAATTTTGCACATAATGTCATGCGCCTCAATTGGCTTTAACTGACGGCCTGCTGCTGACTTAAACTTTGCAATAGTAAAATCAAAAAGATTAATCAAAGGTTGTGGGCCAGATGATCTTCCGCCCATAGTTTTAAGACGTGCACCAGCTGGACGAAGTTTGCTTACGTCAATTGCTGGAATATGCCCTGTCCATAGTAACGCAAGAAGTTCACGATAAGCCTTAGCCCAACCTTGCTTTGAGTCTTCTACAACAATTACTGTATCTGATTTTTCAAAAGAATCTGGGATAGCAGGAAGCTTATTAACATATTTATATTCAACAGAAAATCCAACTCCAGTTCCACACATTAAAATATACATGGTCTCATCAAGTGATCTTGGACTATCTACTGGGACAAATGAACAATTGTATCCAGCAACGTGGTCTCTATCTAATGCAGCACCTGCAGTCATCACAGATCTCATTGATGGCATTACGCTTCTATTGTAAACGGCGTCTTTAAGTTCTTTAATTAAATCTTCATCTGGAATATAGTTATGAGTTACATTAAGGTGATTAGCCATAAAGTCAAAATACCTGTCTACTGTTTCCCCCCATGTTTCACGACGGTTATCTTCTGGGATCCATCTAGCGTATCGTGATAAAGCAATAAAGTTTTCGTATGGGTTTTCAATAGTTCTTGACATTTTTAAATAACACCTTTTCTCCGCCTTGCGGTTTATATTTTTTAGTTGAAGTCTAATTCTACCAAACTTTATTTAGCGTGGGAAGGGTTTACGAGAATTTTTCTTCTAAATGATTAAAAGCATTCTTAGTCAACTCAATCCAGTTGTATTCTTCATGAATCTTAGTCGACTGAGCATAATAATAGGAAGACATAGCCTTAAAGTTATCCACAGCAAAATACATTTGTTCTAATAGATGATCTGCATCTGGTTTATAAAAGCTTCCAAGGTGTGGATCTCCTACAGCTTTTGGAACTCCTTCTGTCTCTGCATCAGTAAGTCTTGACTTTAACTTGAGGGGACCAAGGAATTTTTTATACTGTGCCCAATCATAAGTTGTTATTACTGGCATACCAGTAGCAAGTCCTTGAAATGGGATAAACCCAAATCCTTCTCCCCAGGTTGGGTATACAAGAACATGATGTCTATGATAAAGGCTAACTAAATTCTCTAGAGAATACTCTTCTGTAATAATTTCAATATTATCTGATATTTTATCTGGAGTAACAAATTCTCCCCTATCGTTATATAATCTTAATGTATGAGTTCCATGAGCCTTAATGGTTAATTTATATTTAGGGTTATCTTTAAATAGTTTTAAGAATGTCTCTACAACTAATTGACCGTCTTTTCTTGGAGACGGTTCTCCTATATGTAAAAATTTAATAACGCCATCTTCTTTTATTTCTCTTTTATACGGAGCCCAAATTGGTTCTATGCCATGTGGATAAACTTTTATTGGACTTGTAATTCCATTTTTTCTATATACATCTGCAGTCCAATCAGATGTTGCCCATATCTCATCACATAGGTTCATTCTTTCTTTCCACTCATCACGAATCTTATCAGACTCCCACGGGGTGTAACCTATCTGATATTGATTTCTATGTAATTTATAATGATGAGGCTGTGTAAAGTTTAATTGAAATGGAGCCTTGGGATCTGCAAAGTCGACTTTATGCCCTAATTCCTGAAGGGTCCTTACGATATTCTGTCCAGCATAGCCAAACCCGACAGCTGGATTTAAGCCTGCCCGTATCGTGTAATATGAAATATGCATTAATGTTCCTAGTCAACTGACTTGACAGTAACTTACCGCCAATGCTACTATTATAGTTCGTTATCTCTAAAGGAGGAAATGCCAATGGAGAAAATAAAACAACAGGTAAGTGATTTGGCTCATAACCTGGTAACAATAGTAATGATAACATTATTTTTGTTTCCAGTCCAGCCTGCAAATGCCTTAGAAGTAAAACCTTTAGTGAAAACTGAAGCCCAATTAAAGCAAGAAGTCTTAGATAGTTTTAGTAAAGAGATTTACAAGCCATCTGAGATGCTTACAGATCAAGAGTTGCTAACGCTACTTAAGACTGTAGGATTCGAAGGGGCAGGCCTTAAGAAAGCCTGGTCAATAGCAAAGCGTGAATCTAATGGAAGACCGCTTGCATATAACGGGAATAAGAAAACTGGAGACAATTCCTACGGAATATTCCAGATAAATATGATCGGAGACTTAGGTCCTGAAAGACTTGAGAAATTCGACCTAAAGAGTAACAAAGAGTTATTCGACCCAGTAACAAACGCAGAGATAACGTACTACATGACCAATGGCGGTATTGATTGGTCAGCTTGGAAGGGTATGACCCCAAAAGCACAGGAATGGCTATTGCAATTCCCGACTGATAACAAGAAGTAGGTCAGATGCAGATACAATACGTATCTAAATATATAGCCTTATCAAGAGAAGGCCTTGTTCCAAGACTCGATTGTCCTCTGGATCAGGGCCTTCTTATGTCTAATGAAGACTTAAATGGTAATATATACTTATACTGCTTATCATGTTCTTATAAAAAAAATATAGGCTTAGATTTTTATGATAAGCTCTGCAAACAGATAAAGGGGTTGTAGTGGCTGCTGGTCCAATTAAAGGAATAACAATAACTCATCCAGAAGTAAGAGAAGCCTTTTTCGAAGAAATAAGATCTTTAGAGCAAGTTGAGGATGTTAAGCCTTACGGAGAATTTGGGTTTTATGTAAAAGTAAAAAATCCTGTAATAAATTATAGACATCAGTTTAATGGAATAATGATTCCTATGATTGGTGAATTTAATAATAAGCAAGAAGAACATTACGATGGAGCTATACTTACAATACCAATTACAAAAAAATATTTTCACGACATGCTTGAAATTATGCCAATAATTCTTACGCTAAAAGAAAATAATGAAAAATTTAAAGTTGTTTTTAATGCCAGAGAAAGCATGATTACT